GTGGTTCATGCCTTGACAGACAAAACCGCCAAAGCAAAAATACTGTATATACAAACAGTTATTAGCGAAACACGTATGTTCGTAGAACTGGTTTATGACAAGCGTAATGTTGAAGGACTCGAAGGGGCCAGCGAGATCATTCTGGCCGAACTGACGAAGCAGGTGCACCAGATTTTCCCTGATGCCGAAGTGAGGGTGAAGCCGATGCAGGCAAACTGCTTGAATAGTGATACCAACAAAAGCGATCGCGAAAATTTGAACAGATAGCTTATTAAAAATAGATTTATCTTAAACCACGTCATTTACATTTAGCCACCTCCCCAAAATCCGGATTCAGCTTAAGAAAAATGCGACAATACAATAAAAACATATCATATAAGCCCCCTCAACAAATGTAATTTTAAGGCCAACAAACACCTCTAACTTATTCACTTTTAATTAATTTCATAAATAATAATTAACAACAAAAGAATTGTATTAATATCCACACTGTAGTATATAATTACATTAACAAAATTACTATTCGGCGAGTATATTATGTTAAGACACATTCAAAATAGTTTAGGCAGCGTTTACAGAAGTAATACAGCAACTCCTCAGGGTCAGATTATTCACCATCGTAACTTTCAAAGCCAGTTTGATACCACAGGCAACACCCTCTACAATAATTGCTGGGTTTGCTCATTAAATGTTATCAAATCCAGAGATGGCAATAATTATAGTGCATTAGAGGACATCACTTCTGATAATCAAGCGTTTAATAATATATTAGAGGGTATTGATATAATAGAATGTGAGAATTTATTAAAAGAAATGAATGTGCAAAAAATACCTGAATCCTCTCTTTTTACAAACATTAAAGAAGCTTTACAGGCAGAAGTTTTCAATAGTACTGTAGAAGATGACTTTGAGAGTTTTATTTCTTACGAATTACAAAACCATGGACCACTGATGTTGATCAGGCCTTCACTTGGCTCGGAATGTCTACATGCAGAGTGCATTGTAGGCTATGATAGTGAAGTGAAAAAAGTATTAATTTATGATTCAATGAATACCTCACCTGAATGGCAATCAAATATTGATGTCTATGACAAGCTTACCTTAGCATTCAATGATAAATATAAAAATGAAGATTGCAGTATTTGTGGTCTTTACTATGACGGTGTTTATGAGCCAAAACCTTTACACTCCTCCTCCTGGAAAGACTGGTGTACCATTTTATGATAGTTAACCTTTACCAAGATAATTATTCAGGCTACCGCCAACATGGGGGGGCGGAGGTTCAAATCCTCTCGTGCCGACCAAAATTCCCCTTAAAAACCAGCCTGTCAGGGCTGTTTTTTTATGGCTCAATTTCCTACGGGGAAGCTATGGGGTGAAACTGGGGAATAAAGCCGTCGAGATTCGACGCAATTTGCGATTGATTCATCAGTTTGCTCACTGCTCAGTTTCGGAATTCATCAATACACAAATTTTCATTTCGAATTACTGTATAAATTCCCTGTAAATCATTACCGGAGCGCGCCACATTTTCCCCCTGCCCTATACTTTCAGCCTGACGACTGGCGGTTTCATATGTGTGGACGCTTTGCACAAGCACAGACCCGTGAAGAATATCTGGCATATCTGGCCGACGAAGCCGATCGTAATATTGCTTATGACCCTCAGCCTATAGGCCGGTATAACGTGGCGCCCGGGACTAAAGTCCTGCTATTGAGCGAACGCGACGAGCAATTACATCTCGACCCGGTGATTTGGGGTTACGCTCCCGGATGGTGGGATAAAGCTCCACTTATTAACGCCCGTGTCGCGACAGCGGCCTCCAGCAGAATGTTTAAGCCACTATGGCAGCATGGCCGGGCTATCTGTTTTGCCGATAGATGGTTCGAGTGGAAGAAGGAAGGCGACAAAAAACAGCCGTATTTCATTCACAGAAAGGACGGGAAGCCGATATTCATGGCTGCCATTGGCAGTACGCCGTTTGAGCGCGGTGATGAAGCAGAGGGATTTCTGATTGTTACCTCCGCAGCCGATAAAGGTCTGGTAGACATTCACGATCGTCGCCCGCTGGCACTGACACCGGAAACTGCTCGGGTATGGATGCGCCAGTTCCTGGAACCACATTCTAAGTCAATAACATACCGCGTCATACCTGCGCTCACACGTCCCATGATGCGAAAAGATACCAATCCATGCCAATAGTTAAAAACGGATGACTGTCCCGAATCCGTCCCACCTGCCCTATCCCACAAACCGGCGTTCAGATGCTCATCAAGAAAACCACCTCACCCTCATAACTCAGTAAGCGTCCCGTTTAGGACGTAGCGTAAGGATTATTTTACGGTTTCGAGGTTCCAGGGCAGCAGTTCGTGCACCCGGTTCGATGACCAGTCGCTGATTTTCCACAGCACGTCGCGTAACCATGCCTCGGACTCCACGTCGTTTAGTTTGCACGTACCCAGCAGGCTATAGATGATCGCCGCTGCCTCGCCGCTCCTGTCTGAGCCGAAGAACAGATAGTTACGTCGGCCCAGCGCCACGCACCGTAAGGCGTTTTCACAGATGTTGTTGTCGATCTCCACCCGACCGTCGCAGCAGAGGACACGCTCAACGCATCACACTGCTTCAGCATGTAACCGAACTCCTTCGCCATCTCCGCATGCACCGACAACGTTTTCAACTGCGCCTGTATCCAGTCGTACAGCGACTGGCTTTTCTCTTTCCTGACCGACAGCCGTGTTTGCGCCGGGCTGTGGACTCTGTCATCTGTGATAGTGTCCATCAAAATTTAAGTGGACACTATCATCGCCGGATTGACAGGGTTCTGACAGACGTCCTCCACGGTGCGCTTACATTTTACCTATTAAGGAATATTTTTGCTTTTTAAAGGTATTAAACCATCTCGGTGATGTAACAAAAACTTTCCCTGCCATAGATTCTGATTCTAATTCTCGTGGTAATGCATCATAGGCATTAGCTGCTATACTTGAATTACTAAAATCAGTATAATAAATAAGTTTCCTTCTTGTTGCCATTCTATATTTACAAACCCATTCATCTGCTGAAAGAATTAATGGGCCATTCAGATTACTCATACCTCTATTTTCAAACTGATGGGCTGAAACATCAAACACATAGTCTTTTCCTTCTTTATTTCCAACCACTGCAAAATGATTTGTTGGTATTTCCTCTGTTGGTTTATCCCAGATAAATATACCTCGATAACGAATATTATCGAACCCTTTTTCATTCATAAAATTGCTTACAGGAGTCATTAATGACTCACACTGCCCTACCGGATTCATTATTTTATTATTTATAATTGGATTCTGTTTCAATTCCTCCAGATAGGCCGCAGCATCAATATCACTGGTTAGGTTGTAAGTTATATCTGTGCGTTCCACTCCCGGTTCTGTTGCCATGGTTAAGTGATGTGTTTCACTGTACCCCTGGCAATTTACGGTATAGTTCCCGACGTCATCCAGGGTGACTGATAATATCTCCTGACTGTCTTCATCCAGAATACAGAAGTAGTTTTCCCCGTGCAGGCCGGAATGAATGTTTTCCTCCCATCCGTCATACGCGAGCGTCCTGAGCAGTTCAAATCTGCTGACCACATCCTCCCGCGTCGTTCCGGCCGGCGGGTGACAAATCGTCCAGATGCACTCCAGCGCTTCAGTCTGGTGCGTTGAGCAAAAAAATTCCTTCATTTTTTCCCAGGAACTCATTTCAGGGGGGGTATCAGACCAGGCAATACGATAAATGCGGCGGTTACTGATGATGGCGGGAAGACATCCGCTTCCAATATGAAAGGGCATAACAAAAAACCTTTATAAATTTACATATAGTATCTGTCCGACAGACATCATCTCTTCCTGGTCTTAATTTCACAATAAGGTTATCGGCGGATTCATGGTCGTCCTGCCATGGCGGGCTTCAGAAGGTGCAGAAGAAAAATCCGTTATGATGACCGGATGGCGGGACTGTCATTTTACAGCTAAGTGTCGATTTTTTCAGGGTCGCTTTCCACGATGACCAGATCATCCGGTATCAACGCCCGGCGTTCAATTTTGGCAGGCAGAAGTCACCCGGCAGAAATTACTTAACGATTCAGATAATGCCATTAAGGACTGGCGCATAGAATTAACGCTGGGGATTATCAGTGATGAAAATAAAGCAGCTTTGATTCTGCCGATGAATTATATCAATGTTCTTAAATCGCTGGACTTAACAGGTGTTTCAGATGAGGCCACCTTCACAGCAATCAGGTGGCCTGCATTACCACAGTAACGCCTACTGGCTGGCTGGTCTTTCCGGCCAGTCAGGGGCGGCTGTATCCATCCGGTTTACCAGCACCCTATATTTTTTCCATTCGTCGAGCCGCGCTTTCTCATCATCTGTTGCGATTCCAAGATCAACTGCATCCTGCAATGGCGCGATTTTTTCAGATGCCATTTGCAAAAGACGGCTTTTGGTTTCTTCCGCCTGACGAAGCTGCGCTGCTTTTTCAGCCGCTTCGTCTTTTACCCAGACCTTAGCCTTACCATCCCATTTCTGGTATTCACCACCTGGTGAAACTGATGTGACATTTTCGGGCAACGGACCAGGAGCGGAGATATAAACCTGATTGCCGGTTGTTGTGTCGTAAACCATCTCGCCGCGGTGATCCTCATGCAAACTCCATGTCTGGGTTTCAGCGTCAAATATAGCAATATGACTGGCGGGAATATCAGGAGGGGCGATATCAGTACAGTTTGCCGGTAGTCCTGTGTGCGGCGGAATATACGCATCACCTGCACCAATAAATTCGTTAGTATCTGAACGCAGATTGAAAATTTTAATTGTCTGCGCCTGTTCGCTCATTTTAAAAGTCATTATGCCAGCCTCACTATGTAGTTAAATGCAATGTTTTTAACCGTGGTTTCCGCATTACCGTCTGCGTCCACAATAACGACGTGTCCGTGTGGACCTATATACATGGTGTGCTCATGTCCTCCGATATAAACTGTATGTGCATGGTCGCCAGCGGCCTGTGTCCATGCACCACCTCCAGGCTGAAATGAGGTGTGATTGGAATCTCCCCAGTATGAATTGATATAACCGCCGAACTGGTGAGTATGATTGCCCGTGGTATTGGTCGATTTCGTGCCGTAATCAAAGGATGAGGTAGATTTTGTCCCTAAGTCAGTATCCTGCGCTCTGGCGCTGTGACTGTGCGATTTGTTGCCGTCCATTTCTTGCGACAGTACAGCACGTCCACTGATGGGCTTACCCTTTATTGTCCAGCCCCGCATGTCAGGGATAATGCCGGACGGATACGCTATAGCCAGTAACGGGTAAGCAGATTTATCAAACGATTGCCCCTGCATCAGGGCGTAACCGGCTGGGGTAGCATCAGACGGCCATGCTATCGCCGCACCTACTGGATACGAATTCGGTGGCGGATTTAGTGAGGTGTAGAGCATCGCCCATTCGGACCACTCAGCATCGGCGGTATCTCGATGACTGCGAATATATGCGGGCGCTGGCGCACCGTTTGTCCCGCTCCAGCCAATGAGGATTTCCCCATCACCAGTTCCGGTCAGACGTAAAATATTTCCGTATTGCGTCGGATAGCCATTGTTGTAGACCTCGCCCATTATCAGGCCGCTATCGCTGCCTCTTGTCGCACCAGTCAGTGCCGGAAGCGCGCCGCGTGATGCCAGTCTGTTCGCTGCAACAGCCGTACCTGATGCAGGGAGCGCTCCGATATTTTGTACAAACAGCGGCTTTTCCGGAATATCGCCACCGTTCTGTGATTTTAGTAATGCATCGGCGGCGTGATTTATGGTTTCCCGTAAACCAACGTATTCGATAAGACCGTCAACGCTTTTTCCTGACAGCGCCGTCAGTGTATCGTCCAGCGGCTGCTTGCCCGCCAGTTTATTCAGTACAGTGGTGGCAAAGTTCGGATCGTTACCCAGCGCGTCAGCCAGTTCTTTCAGCGTGTCCAGCGTTTCCGGCGCAGAACCAACCAACTGCGCCACTTTCGCAGCCACAAACGCTGCCGTGGCAATTTCAATACCTGCAGCTGCGGTTTCCGGAGTTGGTGCTGTTGGCGTACCAGTCAGTGCCGGACTGTCCAGCGGCGCTTTGGTCTGTACCTCGTCCATGACAGCATGGACCGCCTTTGGCGTGGCTGCCAGCGCTTCGCTGTCACTGTCCGTGGCGCTGCTTAACTTAACGATACCTTTTTTCGTCAGGCTGGCATCTTCCAGGGAAATCACGTCCGCGATATCTTCTGCCCGTTTTGCGGCATCTTCTGCTCTGGTGGCTGCTGCTCCGGCAGCAGTACTGCTTTGCGCCGCCAGTGATGCGCTGGTATCAGATGCGGCGGCGTGAGTGGATGCCTCCGATGCTGATGACGAGGCGGCTGTTGCGCTGGCCGCTGCTGTACTTGCTGACGTTGCTGCATTTGTCTCAGATGTTTTCGCTGCGGCTGCCGATGCGGCTGCCGCCTTTTCCGACGCTGCCGCCGCAGTGGCTGACGCACCTGCATCACCGGCACTGGAAGCCGCCTGCGTTTCTGACGTCTTCGCGGCGGTTTCGGATGCTCCGGCGCGCTCTGCTGATGTCTGCGCCGCCGTCGCGCTGGCGGCTGCGGCAGCAGCTGAATCTCCGGCGGCAGTACGGGAGGCATCTGCATTCGCTTCAGATGTTTTCGCTGCGGCTGCCGATGCGGCTGCTGCCGTTCTGGCTGTGTCAGCCGACGCCGCGCTGGCTGATGCCTCCCCGGCTTTTGTGGTCGCCGTACCTGCGCTGCTCTCCGCAGATGCTGCGGATGAGGCTGCCTGTGTGGCTGATGCTTCTGCCGCTCCGGCTGCATTCACTGCTGCCGTGGCGCTTTCCGATGCCTGACCTGCTGATGTCTGCGCCTGTTCAGATGCCTGCCCTGCGGCGGTGGCATTCCGCGATGCCTCCGATGCCTGGCGGGCAACTTCTTCCACCATCGCCTCAAAACGCCGCAGCGCCTCCGGGCGGACGTCGTCTTCCGTCATGGCCCCCAGAAAATCATTCAGGGTGCCCGGCTTTGAATCATCGTAAACCGTAATAACTCCGGCATGTGACGGGGGATACCCTTCCACCAGGAGCGTGACAGTGTACTGCCCCTGCTCCACATCCATGCTGTAGCGCCCGGCGTCATCCGGATTTTCCGATGCCACCGTATTCACGACCACCGTCGTACTGGTCCGGCAGGCCTTCAGCTGAATGGTGCAGTTCTGTACCGGCGTTCCCGTACCATCTTTCAGTACGCCGGAAATAAGTACTGGCATATTGCCTCCATAAAAAAGCCCGCCCGCAGGCAGGCTTCAGATTCATTCACATCTCAGCACTGATTATCCGGGTCACGTAAATATGCCGGCAGAGAACACTGGACGCTCCGCGTGATTGTTTTTCCCTTTGCCTCGCGGTGCTGTTTCTGCCCACGGTCGGTGCCGGTATAAATCCGGGTCTGGTTTTCAATATTGCTGTTGCCGCTTCCTCTTCCGTTATCGGCAACGGCAGCAGTGGAAAATAAAACGGACAGGGAAAGCCCTGCCGCCAGAGAAATTACGCGCGACATAGTCATATTTGTTCCTCATTAAACGAAAGGGACCGGAAATCCGGTCAGTTTGTGAAGTTGCTCCCCGACCGGGAAACCATCACCAGCGGCCAGACGGAAGCTTCAGTGGTGTACTGCCCGCCGACCCTCAGAGAAACGCTGATATCCACGACAGGTGAAGTGGTGTAGACCGAAAAGACAACTGTCTGATACATGGCCGGAAGCCCTGCGGTATACGGGATAACCTCCGCCGTTTTCACCTGGCCGTTAATATTTATCGTGACGGTGATGGCACCGGAGCCACCGTTACGCTCACAGTTAGCCATCACCGTGATGGTTTTCCCTATCTGATAGGTGGCGCTGTCGGTATACCGTGTTGAGGTGCTGCGTTCGTCGTTCGTCGCCCTGATGCTCACGCCCTGCATGACTTTTGAGCCGCAGATATCACCGACAAACTCTTTTGCTTCTATCACGCCAGAAAACTTACCGGAGGTGGCATTGATTTCTCCGGTAAACGAGCCAGACACAGCGTTAATATGGCCGCTGATATCCGCATTTTTCGCAGTCAGCTTTCCGTCCGGCGTCAGGGAAAATGCCGGAGGATTACCGCCACTGGTGATAGTCGGCGCGCTCAGGTATTTCAGGAACGCCTCGTTCATGATTATCTGGTCGCCCTGCATGACGAATCCTGGCGTCTGGTTTCCGTTTGCCGGGTTAATATAAGCAATGCGATCCGCCGCCACCAGGAACTGGCTTATCTTCCCGTCAGGCGTGTCTTCCATACTCAGTCCAATTCCGGCCACATAATATTTGCCGTCTTTGGTCTGCTCTATTTTGACGCCCCACATGGCGTTCCATTTATCGTTAGCGTCCTTCCACTCCTTCGAAAACTGTTGCAGTTTGCTGGCGTTATCCTCCGTCAGGTCAATTTTTTTCAGCAACTCTGTACCAAGATACGCCTCCGTAATCAGTCCTTTAAAAAAGTCCAGATACCCTTTCGCGTCATCACTCGGACGCCCGGACACTTCCGCAAACACTGATTTTCCAGCCAGATTTACACTACGCACGTAAAACCAGGCATCATGCAGTGGTTTCAGTCCATCCTTTATCCAGAATGACCCGATGCCCAGATACTGCGCTTTTGACTGAATGTCTGCTGCGGTCGTCAGCTGTGTTGCGGAGTACCAGAATTCATACTGCACACTGGCATCATAAATGGCCTGGTACGGCGTCACCGTTATCTGAAAATAGCCCGGCGTCAGTTCAATGGTGGACGGTGCCGCCGGAGCCTGAATGCTGAACGTGACCGATGACGGCTCCCCCTGCTGCCCGAATCCGTTTATTGCCCTGACTGTCAGCGTGTAGTCACCCAGCGGTAATTCGTGGAAAGCGTACTCTGTCTCACTGGTTGTGGCGGTTGTCACCAGACGCGCGGGGTCGTCATCTTTCCCGTTTCTGATAGTCAGTCTCACGACAAAACGCACACCTTTTACCACCCGCGGCGTATCCCATTTCGCTTTGGCCTGATACAGGGTGCTGTCGTTATCCGTGCTGACGGTCAGATGTTGTACAGCGGGCGGAATAATGCTGTTGGTGGTCCCCGGTAACGGGTCAAAGTGCGCCCCGTTGTCCACAATGGACTCTTTTTCCGGAACGTGCTGCAAGGCAGTGATGGCGTATGTGCCGTCGTCATTCTCCTTAATACGCACGCAACGGAAAAGGCGGCGCTTCAGGGAGGGCAGTTTCAGCCCCCAGATACTGTACGGCTGCACGGTTTCCGGCAGGACTTTCGTTACCACCCGATCCGGTGCGGGCTGCGACTGAATCTCCGTACTGAACGGCTTACCGTCAGGCCCGACAATATTCAGCGTGGTGGCGCCGCTTTCCGGTAGTGTTATTTCCCGGTCAAGCGTCAGCGTGCGGGTGGAAATATCCAGGTCAGTGATACGCCCACCGACCGACGCCCCGGCGTAATCGTTGTCGCAGACCTCAATAATATCGCCCGGTGTATGACGCAGACCTTCCGCACCGACAGAAAAATCCACGGTCTGCGTTTCCAGCAGCTCCGTCATCATCACCCACAACCCCGTCCGGTGCGCCTGTCCACGTGAGGTACAGCCGAACGCGTCCATTTTCAGCAGATTGCGTCCATAACGGGCCTGTGAGGCATGGTCTTCCACCAGCTCCGTGGAGGTTTGCCAGCCATTCAGCGGATCGGTGTATCTCACTTCTATCGCGTTATGGCGGTCTTTCAGGGCACTGAAGCTGTATTTAAAGCGCCCGCCCACCACGTTACCGTTGGTGTAGGTCCATGCTTTATCGGAGGGGCGGTCCTGGATGAAGGTCATTTTGCGGCCATTCCATACCGGCATACAACGCATCACCGAGCAGAAATCCGCCAGAACGTCATACGCCTTACGCTGGGTGGTAATATACGCATTAAGCGTCATGCGGGGTTCCGTGCCGCCAAATCCGTCCGGCACCGGTTGATCGCAGTACTGCGCGATGGCGTACAGCGCCCATTTATCCACATCCGCCCCCCCGATACGCCTGCCCAGCCCGTAACGGGGGTGGGTCAGTTTATCCATCGTGCACCACGCCGGGTTATTCGTGTACGCCGGTTTAAACGCCCCGTCCCACAGGCCGGTATATGTGCGGGTATCCGGGTCATAGTTTGAGGGGACCTGAAAAATACGTCCGCGCAGGTGGTAGTTACGCGTGACCTGCTGGCTGCCGAACTGTTCCGCATCCACCAGCAGACCGGCAACCGCTGTGCCAGGATAACCCTGCCGGATATCGATGATTTCCGTATACGACGACCACAGCGTTTTGTTCTGAAGCCTGTCGGTGGTGCTGTCCGGTGTCACCCTGACCATGCGGACACTGAACGGGCGCGGCGGTAAATTATCAGCCACTACCGATGCCAGATATTGTGTTGTGATCTTGCCGTTAATAGTGATATCAAATTCTGTGTTCCAGATCCCGCTACGCTGAAACTGTATCAGCAGATTCACGGAGGACGGGTTACGGTCCCCCTTGTCCGTGGTCTCCTGCAGCATCTGTACACCAAAGGTGAAGCGTAGCCGGTCGACATTCTCTGAGACAACAGTACGGGTAACGGGATTATCGTGTTTCACTTCCACACCCAGCACCGTTTCCGCGCCGGAAGCCTCAAAACCTTCCAGCGGTGCCTGTGGTGTCTCCCCCACCTGATATACCACGGTCACGCCGTGAATATTACTGTTACCGTCCGCGTCCACCACCGGCGTGTTATTAATCAGCACGCTCTGCAGACCGTTCACCGGGCCGACTATCGGTCCCTCACTGAGGGCATCAATCACGCTCAGTTGTTGTGTGGACTTCAGATCGTCCTTCGCCTCACGTGGTGTATGCCCCTTCCCTCCACCTTTGCTCATTCTCCTGGCTCCATAAATAACAAAACCGCCGTAATGGCGGTCATGTGTATCAGCTCATGTTGTCATGATTATCACTGCCGGATGACGACAGACGGTCTGGTAATCCCGCCGTCCTGCCGCGACGTGGTGTTTGCCTGTAACGGGGAGCCGATCACCACAACTTTTCCCGACGTGCTCTCATCCCGGGTACTCATCATCTGCGATATCACCCGTGACCCGATTTTCATTTCACCGTACAACACCGGCACCGGGTTCCCCTGGGCCACCATATTTTCCAGGGAAGAAAAGTACGTGTTCTGTTTCCCGTTATCTGTCTGACCCACCGTCGGTGTTTTGGGTACAGGTGTCAGCATCTGCGCCACACCACCCAGCGCCATACTGGTTCCTGCGGAAAACAATACTGCCGCCGCTACAGCATTCAGACCGGGAATAAATGACGCGCCAATCAGCGCTGCCCCGGCTACCACCTGCCAGATACCGTTTTTCGCTCCCGCCATACGCGGTACAATATGAACCACTGCCCCCGGCGGTAACGATTCGTTCAGTCTGGCAGTAAGGGTATCCGGCGCCATATCGCTCCCGGCAATCCGGACCTGATACCAGCCCTCATTCATTCGCTGCCGGAATCCGGGGAGTTGTATCGCCAGCGCATGTATGCCTTCCGCCGCTGTCTTTATGCTGAGGCTGATGCGCTTTCCAAATCGTTGTAAATCCCCGTAAAGGCAGATTCGCACCATTGCCGGTGCCGCCATATTGAGTGTGTCCGTCGTTGCCATTTGTCGTTATACCCCTCTCGTTTACTCAACTGCTCCGGAATATGGTGCAACAGTTCACCGTTGCCGCAGTAAATCGCCGCATGATTGGGCGTCGGTGAACCAAAACAGCAAATCAGCACGTCGCCGGGCTGCGCATCCTCCGGATTCACCCGGTAAAATCCCGCCGCCTCCAGGTGATCCAGATAGAGGCTTTTACCCTGACTCCACCAGTCATCTTCCCTATCGAAATCCGGCATATCAATCCGGGCCAGATGGTAGGCATCACGAAACAGCGTGTAGCAGTCCGTCACGCCATGCTCAAACTGCCGCCCGGTCAGGTGTGGCACGCAGCGGAATTTATGTATCCTGTTATCACAGACCAGCCACCAGTCCAGCCCGCTTTGTATCTGGAGGGTACGATCCGCACTGCTGAGACAGGGCTTACCGTCAGGATGGCTGTGTACCAGCGCCACGATGTCGCCGCGGTTCCGGGCATTCAGGTAATCCTCCGGGGATATACGAAAATACATCGTGGGTTCAGCAGACAGATTTTCACACGGAAAATACCGCTCTCCCTGTGCCGTTCTGACCACATAACCGCACGATTCCGCAGGCGCACACTGTCGGGCATGTGCCAGAATGTCATCGTTAATCATGGGAACCTGTTAAGACAGTTTGTTGATGGAAGCGAAAAATCCGGCATTCACCAGATTGTTACGCATTTCACAGCCTTTCATGCAGTGGCTGCATTTATCCTTTTTCGGGTCTGAGGTGGGCTTATCGAACTCATCGGCCACGGGCGGGCCGTCGTATCCGCAGTTTTCATCCCGGTAATCCCACGGACAGGAGTCCGCCAGCATGGTACGCCCCGGCACCACAGAACCGTCGGTTTCTGCCGGTGATGCCAGAATAATGGTAGCAGTTGATGAATCCAGTTCTGACAACTGCTCCACGTTATAGCGCGCTACCGCCTCCTGCTCCGGGTCAGCGCCCGGATTGCCGTTACTGAAATTCACCGCATCAAGAAACTTGCTGTAAACCTGATGCCTTACCACTGACGCGCCGACGAGACTTTGCAAATCCTCCGCCATCCCCGTGACCAGACCAAAGAGATTGGCAACAACGAGGTTCGGGCGGGGAGATGCGCCTTTCCCGTTCATCTCAAAATCCTGTACCTGTATCGGGTACGGTTCGTACTGCCTCCCCTGCCAGGTTAACGGCTCGCCTTTTTCGTTCGGTTCGTTACAGAAGAAAAAGCGCTCACCGCCAATCGCGGTTAAATCAAATTCCCACAAATCCACCTTCGCGGACTGCTCCGCTTTGGTGGTCTCGCTCAGGGTTTCCTGTGGTATATCCTGCATATATGAGAGATCCTTTATTATTTATCTTGCAAAAATATACATGCTTTTATTAATGGTATTTACGATACAACCAAAAAACGAGGTAACTAATGAAATACACAATATTGTCGCTGGTAGCTGGTGCGCTCATCAGTTGTTCAGCAATGGCAGAGAATACCCTGACTGTAAAGATGAACGATGCCCTGTCCAGCGGAACAGGAGAAAACATAGGTGAAATCACAGTTTCAGAGACACCTTACGGTCTGCTTTTCACTCCTCACCTAAATGGTCTTACGCCAGGAATTCACGGCTTCCATGTCCACACAAACCCAAGCTGTATGCCGGGAATGAAAGACGGTAAAGAGGTTCCGGCGCTCATGGCCGGAGGACATCTTGACCCCGAAAAAACCGGGAAACATCTTGGCCCATATAATGACAAAGGGCATTTGGGGGATCTGCCTGGACTGGTTGTCAATGCAGATGGTACAGCCACGTATCCGTTACTGGCACCACGCCTTAAATCACTGTCAGAACTGAAAGGTCACTCATTGATGATCCATAAAGGCGGTGACAATTACTCCGATAAACCTGCTCCACTGGGTGGTGGCGGTGCACGTTTTGCCTGTGGTGTCATTGAGAAATAACAGCAACATAGCCATATCGTCATAATTTCGTTTTACCCATAAAAAAGCCCTCTCACTGGAGGGCATTAAATCTGTATCGATGTTAAAGGTCAGAAGCTGTAACCTACGCCAAGCACCTAGGTTCCAGCTTTGACGTCACTGTCAGCATCAGTGGAAAAACTTGTATGCTCATAAGACGCATTAACGGCAATATTTTCAACCGGGTTAAGCTGAATACCTGCCCCATAAGCAAAGGCGGTTTTATTGTCAGAATTTCCCCAGTTATCCTTAATATGTCCGTTTGCTGCACCAATCATCACGTAAGCATTCAGATAGTCGTTAAAACGGTATGAAGGACCAACAAGAAGGGAGGTATAATCAGCATCACCTACCTTATACCCATAGTTATTAACATCAGCCGAGGTGTATGTAACTGAACCCATCGCCCCGAATCCACTGTCCAGATCTTCCCAGTTATATTTGATGTTGGCACCGTTCGCATTACCGGAAAGCCAGCCGCTTAAATCTGTGTAGGCATATCCAATTGAAACGGTATTTTTATACCCTGCTGCGTTAGCCACGCCGATGCTACCTAACGCCAGACCAACTAAAACCGCCACGACAATCTTTTTCATAACATTTCCTTTTTTTGATTATTGACTGTGCGGGCTCAGTGAAACAGCAGCAGGTTAGAAAGTTCAATCATATTTATCGATCGTTTCGATCAAAAATACTAAGAAATAACCTGCTCAAATGTCGCGGTGAATGTTGTTTTCAGCAATCCCGCTTTCACACTCCATTTCCGGCAGACAACCTTAATCTGCCGGTATCCGTAAGGCGGAGTCCACAAAAACGCCTTCACACCGTTATGCTGTGACAAAAAGCCCTCCAGTCCCGGACCATCCTCCCGGTCAACGCGGATAGTCACACTGTATTTTTTCAGGTCATTATTGATCCCGGATGCACGCCGCTGCTCGTAGCCATCACCGAACCTCACCACCGACACCTGTGGTTCCGAATCCACCCCCATGTCCGGGTCAACTTTCCAGTGAAAGGTTTTCATCATCGATATGCCCCGCTCAGCCTGCCGCCGTCACGCCCCTGCTGCTGCACGAAATCAGCCGCCGCCTTTTTACCCAGATCATAAACCGCCTTCAGCGCCTGCGGCGTCAGTTCCGGCCCCGTGTTGCTGATTGCAATATGATACTGCGGTGCAAACATCGCCATCCCTCCGGAACCTGCTGCCACAACCCCCAGCTTACCGTCAGTACCGCGACGAAGCGGCAGTATAGCCTCCGGACCGGCCTCTCCCATTACTGCCGCCCCTCTGGCAAATGCAAAGAACGTCGGTCTGTTAACAATACTGCCGCTGTACTGACTGAGTCCTGCTGAGCGGTACACGCCGCCGTCCGCATTTGGAATGACCGACAGCGCCGCTGAACTGTATGCCCCGGATGGTGTACTTCCGCCTGCTGATGCGCCAAAGCCGAACATACCCAGTACTGAACCCAACAGTTTAGAAGCCGCAATACGTGCCTCCATTTTTGCCAGGTCAGCCAGGATGGAGACCGTCAGGCTCCGGAAACTGCCCTTTCCGGTCACGGAAAAATTCGCGATACTGTCCGCCATGCCGTTAAATGCGTTTGTGAAAACGTTCTCCGTCATGCCTGCCACGTTGCCCCCCTGCGCCAGAAAGTTATCCAGCGCCCGCGACGCCCCCTGCGTCCAGTCTCCCTGCGCAGCATCCACTTTCGCGTTATAATCCGCCCACTCAGCCAGTCGGCGATCGAGACTGGCCTGAAGTTCCTGCTCCGCCTGACGGTATTCGTCAGAACCGTATGTCCCTTTTGCCTTGCTGTCGCGCTTAAGCTGCTCCAGTTGTTCCTGGTAGTGCTGTTGAATTTTCAGATGCTCTTCGTACCGGCCACGTTGCTGATCGCCCATACCCATTGTGGCCAGCGCCAGTGCGTGCTGCTGCCTGACGCGGGATTCTTCGTCAGCGAGCTGGCTGGTTAATGTGAGCGTCTTTTTCTTCAGTTCATTAAAGGCATTCTGGTGTTGCAAATCCTGTTGTGAGATATCCAGCTTCTGTAGCGCAAGCGCTATTTCATCCTTATGTGCCAGTACGCTTTGTTCATCCGCCGTCAGTTTTTTACCGGACAAATCAGCGATGCGCTGCTGAAATGACAAAAGCTGCTTATGCGCTTCCGTCATTTTTTCGGTCGTGGAAAGCTTCGCGGCGGCAATCAGCCCTTCAGTCTGCGCCTGTTGCTGGCTATACTGCAAAAGCAGTCGCCCGGCCTCGTCGTTGTGGTAAGCCTTTGGCTTTTCCTTCTGCCGTGCCATTGCTTTTTTATGGCGTTCGTTTTCACGCTCCAGCGCGGCATTGCGTACCGCTGCATCGGCATACTGCATGGCGGTAATGCGCGCCACCTCCCGTTGATGCCGCAGGGATTCAGTTTCATTATCCCGGTTCAGCGCGGCGTTCTGCTCGTTCCGGCGCTTCTGAGTCTTCTGATAATTACGCTCTGCCTGCGCCTTCGCATCCAGCAGGTCCTTCTGGCGTTTCTGTTCCTGAAGTTCGTTCAGTTGCTGCTGATCATATTCAGTCTGGGAGGAAGACACTGTCCATGGCGTTTTTCTGGCGCGCGCGATTTTTTCCTGCAGTGTCGCGATTTTTTCATCGAGCGTATCTTCCCGCCCGATATCCAGCATCCGATCCCACGCCCACTTCGCCGCATCACCCACGGCATTCCATGCCTTCTCGATCCAGCCCAGATTATCATGTACGTCACCCGCCCGTTTATTCATCTCTTCCGAATACGCGGACATGGCAATTTTCGCAGCATCAGCCGTTCTTCCCTGTTCACCGAGCACCCTGATTTGTTCAAGCTGGGTGGCAGTCAGAAAATGCAGTGCCCTGTCCAGTTCTTTCGCCGCGTTCACCGGATCATCCTGCAGCCGTTTAAACTGGCGGATGGTTTCATCCACTGACTGCCCCACGTTTTCCTGCATTCTGGCCGCGGTACGGGATACCATTGCCACTGCCTGCCCGGTAAACGCTCCGCTACCGACCACCTGGGTCAGTACTCCTGCAGCGTCGTGCTGCGTGACGCCATTTCCGGCGAGCGACTTCGCCATTTCATTAAGCTTGCCTGTGGTTTTTCCGGCGTAACTTCCGGTCAGAATAAGCTGTTTATTGAACTCCTCACTTTCTTTCGCCCCCTCATAGTACGCCTTACCCAGTCCGTAAACCGCCGCAGCCACACCGCCAACCAGCCCGCCGAGCATCATGCCCTTCGGCGACATCAGTTGCTCAATCCACCCGGCCCGGTTGGCCAGCGTGATACCGGAACCGCGAAGGGCGCCAAAATTTCCCCGTGCCAGTTCACCAATCAGTACGCCTATCTCGCGGCGCGCCATTGCTGATTTCAGTCCCAGTGCATGAGTGGATTTTGTTGCGGTATCCAGTTTGCGGATATAGACATCGGCGGCACTGCTAACCCCCAGTTCAGCCGCCTTCACCCGCAGCAACTCAGTACGGGAGAGGCCCTGTACCGCCGTCTGCTCTTTCAGTCGACGTATAAACTGTGCTTTTTTCTGCGTGGCCAGCGCCTCCGCATCGGTAAGTTCGCGTGTCTTTGCAGCAGCTTCAGACACCAGCGCCAGATAATCGCCCTGTGAAATATCTCCGCGTCCTTTCGCCTGTCGTACCTGCGCCTGGATACGCTGTAACTCCTGCAGACCACCGCTTAACTGTTTTACACTGTCAATCTGACGGTAAAATGCCGCTGCGGCTGCATCCTGAGCCTGTGCGACCGCAGCCGCCTTAGCCGCCTCTTCCTGCAACTTCTGATTCAGGGCCGCGATATGTCGCTGAGTCAAATCCACGCGCTGCGACATCTGCGCATATGACTGCGCAGTGAGCGCTACTGCCTGACGCTGGCGACCTTCAGCCGATACAGCCACTTCAGCCCCGGCTGTCGCCTCCTGGCTGGCTTTATTCTGACTCTCAATAAAACGTTTTAGTCGCGCTTCAGCTCTCGCGGACTCACCGGAAGCATTCTGCAGAATTTTTACCACCCGTGGCATTTCATCACGGAATTTCTGCGAATCCATTCCCAGATCAAAGACAAGGTTAGCCACCTGGTCCATAACGTACTCCCCCAAAAATGCCTTCGCCCGCAAACATCATGTCGTCATCATTTTTTTCAAATGCCGGTTCCGGGTCCGGCATCAGGCTGAAATCCGTTGCATCGTGAGGCTTTCCTGTCACCAGCCCGGCCACCAGCGATTTCAGGGTGGCGAATTCTGCGTCCAGATGCGCATCACTGAAGCTGTACTGCCGGAAATGTGCCGACCATTCCCCCAGCTCTGTTGCGCTCAGCTCTGACAGCATCCGGCGCCAGTCCCCCCTGCCAAACTCCCGCGCAAGCTGCATGGCAAAAAGAATTTCAGCCTTCAGGACTTTTCCGGCGAATCAGCCTCCGCACCTTCTTCTTCACTGTCAGAATCAGGGGGAGTCATTCCGCTCAGGGACAGCACCATATCGGCCCCTTTTCCCAACGCCTCATACGACCAAAGGGCGGCGATATTATCGCTGGTTTTCCCTGTATCCCGCGTCTGATCGCCATTCTGTAATGAGCGGGATACCAGCCAGGCATTAATATCAATCCCCATTCGCAAAAACGCGACCCTGCGTTCTGCTTCTGTTGATTCCTCCGTCTCCCGGTCATATTGCGCGGTGCGTTGCTGTATGTATTCCAGATACTCGACGCGTTGCAGTCCTGAAAGTTCGTACAGATCTACTGATGCATCACCATAAGTAAGCGTGTCTTTCTTCAAAAACATGATGTATTCCTGCAGAAGATGCCCCGACAGGCGGGGCAAAGGAGGGGGTTACGCCTGAGCGGCGGCCTGAACGGTGATATCCGCAATGGCGGTAAAGTTACCGTCTGAGGCCATGCCAATAATTTTTGCAGCTCCGACCTTAACGCCTTTCACTGTTGCAACGTTATCAGCCTGAGTAACCGTGGCAATCGTCGGATCTGAGGTGGCGATGCGCAGCATTTTATCTGTGGCATTGTCCGGTTTTACCGTAAACGTCAAATCAACCGTCGCGCCGACGCTCACGTTTGTTGCCTGTGGCGCCACGACCAGACCAGATACCGCTACCGGAGGTGCGGTGTCTTCCTCTGCCATATGTGGGCGCCCGACGCCTGTGATTTTCACTGTGCGGGTGATAGCCTCTTTGGACTGAACGGTCTTACCCAGCGAACTGATCCAGCCTTTAAAAACATCCACGGTTCCGTTCGGGTACTTAATGCGCCATGATTCCACATCGCCGCTATCAAACAGGTCTATCAGTTTTTTCTGCCCGGACTCTCCCGGCTTCCACGCCAGCGTGATACTGGTGTCCCCGGCGCTTTTTTGCCCCTGCGCGGTGGTTTTCCAGTCGGCATCTTCATCATCCAGGTAGTTATCATCTTCGGCGTCAGCGGTCATCTCACCGGGCTGCAGATCTTTGACCTTTGCCAGGCGCAGCCAGTCGTTATCGTTCAGCGGGTTCGCATATGCATCTCCGTTACCGGTATACAGCCATAACGTTGTACCGGCTCCTTTCACTTTTTTCAGCGGGTCAGGTGCTGTCATAATACATTCTCCTTACATGGTGTAGGTGATTTGATATGTTATTTCCGTCATAGCCCAAAGAGCCATGTCACCATCACGCTGCCAGTCATATCCGGTCGGCGTCATGGTATCGATAAGAGAAGCCAGTTGTTGAACATCGCTGAGAGCCGGATAGATTTTCCCTTCCATCCAGTCATCCAGCTCACGGTCAGGACTTTCTGCTTTCAGGAACGCCGCAACGTGCAGATGTGCTTTCCAGTTGTCTTCATCAAGCTCTTCTCCCGTGTACTGCGCGTCTGTCAGCCAGACCACCAAAGCGGGTAAATCTTCCGGCGTGATAACGGCGGGCAGACCATCAAACAGCGTTACGCCTTCACCTGACGTTTCGGACAGGCGGTCAAGAATGGCGTTACGAATGGCTGTATGTTTGTTCATCAAAGTCTCCTGGTCAGGTACAGCCGGAGTTGCTGTTTCAGCGATGAAGCGAGTTCTTTGGAAAACTCTTCCGCAATGATGCGATTTTTAGCCTCTTCAAAGCTTTGTGTCAGTGCCGCCGCCAGCGGGACCTTCACTACGTCAATGGGATAGCGCTTCTTACCTTCGATGCGCTTCATCACATGCCAGCGCCCGTTTGCCAGTTGCTGGATAAAAGCATCACGGAACAGGTACGGCCCAATCTTCAGCACGCTACCCCCGCGCAGTAACTGTCCTTTGCGGCGCGTCAGCCTGACCTGCGCTGTACCGAGTTTAATGGCGGGCAGATTGCCCCGGTTGATACGGATGCGGGCATACTGTTTTCCCACATCAAAGCGGGGGGAAGCTTTCCATAATCTGACGCGCTGTTTAACCAGCCGGAAAGGAATGCCCTGTCGGTGGTTATCACCGGCGACCGTTTCTTTTGCAACTTTATGCGTGGCAAAAGAGATGGCCTTCTGCGCCAGTCGGTTTATCGTCATAGCAGATGCTTTCGGTATCATCTGCCTGTCAATACTGCTCAGATTCTGTACAGCATTTTCCAGCCCTTTAAGTGACATGCTTCCCCCTTACCGTCGCCGGGTATCTGCCGGAGGGTCTCCCGTTCCCAGCCAGATAACCCGGCTTCCACTGCTCTCTTCCGGCCCCATTCTGTCCACCCAGTAATTCTGTCCACCAATTTCCAGGGTGTCAGCTCGCTTCAGTTGATGCACGGCTGACGATTTCACGAAAATTGACGGGCTTATCCCCTCAATTCTGACGCCGCCTGCAGCATATGAAACGCTTTCCGGATCATCAAAAACCCCGGTCAGTGAGGCACCCGCCAGTACGCCCGACGTGATGGTTGCCGTAGTTCCCATGACACTGATAATGGCGTCATCGGCTACGGACATGGCAGTATCAAAAAGATTGTCTGTCTGCGACATACCGCGGCCCTCATAACGCAACAATCAGTCCGTCTCCCGCGAGCTCATCAACATATATCGCCGGAATACGCGCCGAATCCCCCGCCGGAACAGTATCCAGAACCCGATCGCTGTCCGCTGCCAGCGCATCAATATGAAGAGTGCGGACCGCCCTGATAAGGACAAATTCCGAAAAATAAGTATTACTTTTTGCAGATTCCGGCTCGTCCCGTGAGACTTCAGCCGTCGTTTCATCATCTTCTTTATCCGACATACCGCCCGCCTCTTCCTCCCACTCAGCGACACGTTGTCTGATTTCGGCGGCGCTGCCGGAAATATCCGCTTCCCGTCCGAGTTGTACGGCGAGTACCTGCAGGCGGGCTACATTCTCTTCTTTTGTTTCCATTTCGGTCATCCTTCTGATTTCATGACACAAAAAAGGCCCTTACGGGCCATTTTGTCGATTTTCTCAACCTACCTGAACTACCACAAACTCATCCGGATCTGGCAGAACCATCAACGGAGAGGACTGCGTCATGGTGTACTCATTAGCCGGATCGCCAACAGTGATCCAGTGCTTCGGATAACGAACCGCTTCCACAATCCCTTCCGCCAGTGCCTGCTGATCCTGAATGGCGCCGTAGCAACGAATACCTTCCGACGCGGTATTCCCCAGGACCATTGTCCCTTCCGGCAGATAGCGTTTTTCGGTACCGTCCTTATCAACGTACGAGGTTTTGCAAACAAGAATAGCCAGATCGCCGTAATATCCCTTAAAGGACACGACAGCCCCCAGGTCTTTTACGGCGGTCTCCATCTCGGACGCTGATCCACGGCGGGTATCCAGTTTTTCACGGAACATCTTAAAGCTGTTCAGTTGACGCCAGACCTTTCCATCCATCACGGCGATATTAATCAGGCCGGATGCCTGATCGCAGTACAGGTCAATGTCATATGTCGGGTCGAAGTTATCGCGGTCCTGCTCTGACCATTTTTTACCTGCAGCCTGAACAATGTTGTTGGCCGCTGAGCGCCCGAAATCCACCTCCACTGTGTCGAACTGCTCACCCTCCATCGTGTACTTGCCGTACAGCACGGCATTAACGGCCTGCATTTCCTCAACCTGAACAATGGCGTGCTCCTCCTGCTTGAGGTTATCCGTCAGGATACGCAGGCGGCGATACGCCTGGTCGTTGAGTTTTGCCGGATCTTCTCCCGGTAAACGCTCTACAACCTGGTCGTAAGTGACCTCGTGTTTGGGCTTTACATAGCCCGGGCGAATAACGCGGGTTTCACCGCCACGGTTATGTAACACCACCCCACCCACAACAGGAGAGACATAGGCGGCGATCGGCGTTTTCCCTTTGATTTTATCCAGCATCACTTCCTGAGTTTTAAAGGTCATGGTGCGACGGAAAAACAAATTCAGGAAAAGCGCGTTAAACTTGACCTTCTGCTCGGTATATCCAAGCAACTGACGAGTGGTAAACAAATTCATGAATAATATTCCTTTGAACTGTAAAAACAGAACAGGCCGCTGTGCGGCCTGATATTACGGTAATGCGGCATGACTGATGGCGCTGCCTACAAAAGCGTTCGCTTTTTTAACGGCGTCCACATTTTCCGGCCACAACAGCGCCTCAGTGGCAAACGTGCCACTTTTCCAGTACGTTAACTGGCTTTCCGTACCCTCCAGCGGCAGAACCAGCACACCCACTGCTGTACCCGCACTTTGCCCGTCCCAGGCAACCAGTTTTCCTGTTGCGGCTTCCAGCATCAGCGGTGTCAGCGCTGGAGTAGCGGTCGCAATCCCGTTACTGCCCGTGGCAGTATGCGCGGTATCATTCCCGGCAAAAATACGCTTTTCATCGCGCTGTTGCGTTATCGTTTTAAAGGTCATTATTTGCCTCCTTTTTCTGCGGCTACAGTACCCGGAATACCCATCATTAACTGCATCTCTGCATCATCCCCCTGACCACCTCCACCAGATACGGCGAGCGGGGACTGCGATTGCATAAACTGATCAAAAGCGTTGTTCATGCTCAGCCCGCCAGAACCCGATGTATCCGGCGCTGCCGCCAGTAGTTCACGCGCCTGCTCAACGGTCATTCCTGGCGTGGTTGCCAGTTTCCCGGCCAGCTCCTCACACCCCTTAGCCTCATCCAGCGTCAGAATACTGTCGCTGAGTGATGTCGCATTTGAGCGCGGCGACGCGGCGAGAATGGTTTTAGCCCGTTCCGCTGTCATATCCGGCATAGCGGCCAGCGCGGCAGCCAGCGTCCCCCTGCCATCAGCCTCTTCCAGCGCCATAATGCGATCCGCCTCACTGACAACTTCCTGTTGTGGCGCTGCCGCCGCCAGAATGGCCTGCGCCTGCGTCACACTCATACCCGGCTGGCTGGCCAGCATCTGCGCCAGTTGTTCACGCCCCTTTGCCTCCGGGCAGCCTATAATCCCCATCACGCGCTGATTTTCCTGCGCTGCCGCTTCTTTTGCTGTTAATTCAGGCATATTACGTTCTCCTGGGTTACTCTTCAGTGCTGCGGCCATTACCGTAACGGCATCTGCAGCGTTTACCATTTCATCAGCCAGCCCGGCATCAATGCCCGCCCGACCATCGTATGTCGCCGCCTCGGTCGCCATTACCGCATCGACTGACAACCCCGTGTACTGTGCAACCTTTTCGGCAAACATCAGCCTCGCGTCATCCATCTTTTGCTGGTAATCCGCGCGTATGCTTTCCGGCAGTTCGCGCGTCCCGTTCAGATCGACCTTGTGGCTCCCTGAGTAAATCAGGGTGATATCGATGCCTTCCTGCTCGAGTTTTCCGGCATAGCTGGTATGCGCCATCACCACGCCAATTGAACCTATTCTGGATGTCTGCGTCACCAGTCTGCGCTGGCAGGCTGAGGCCAGCAGCATCGCCGCCGAACAGGACAGGTCATTTGCCAGCGCCCAGACGGGTTTTTGTTCACCCAGCCGGTAAATCATGTCGGCACAGTCAAATGCCCCTGCGGCCTGACCACCCGGACTGTCGATATCCAGCAAACCCCCTTTAACGTCCGGGTCGTCCATCGCCTGCTGCAGGCGGGCGGTAATGCCGTCATAGCCGGTCATTCCGGAAAATGGTCGCATGCCGCCAAGCTTATGAACGAGTGTTCCTGAGACAGGCAGCATGGCAATGCCATTTACCACCTGATAAAACCGCGCCCGCGGCTTGTCGCCAGACATATAACTCCCGGTAACAAGCTCCATACCCGCCTGATCAAGGCGTTCCTGATCCTGGGGAATTTGCAGGCTGCCAATACCGGATTCCCGGCCTAACGCGCAAAAGAAAACCCGCGCGTAGGCGGGTTCAAGTAACAGCGGGGCATTGGTGGCCTGGCTTATTATGTGCGGTAGATTACGTTGCACGCTTATCCTCCTCCGGCTGGCGGCTCTCTGTTATTTTTTGCTGGTACGTTTCTGTTATCCAGACAGGGCGGGGAAGCCCCGCCGTGCGGCGTTCTTCGGACTCCCTGACCTGCTGGCGGAAAATGTCCTGGTAATCTTCACCCATAATGGCCAGCTCTTTCTCGTAGGTACTGAGGCCCGCCTCAATACGCATAACGGCCTCCTGCACTTCCTTGAGCCCGTCAATCGCCATGCGTCCTGCACCAATCCATTCAGCCCGACTCCAGCTTGAACGTGCCTCCCAGAAAGAAAAGCGCGATCGCGGCGCTTTTATTACTCCACGTATCAGCGCCTCCTCAAGCCAGCAGGAAAACATCTGCGTCGCCAGTCGTCCGGCTATCAGTTTCCGGCGTCCCATAAAGTAACGCCACGACTCATTAGCAGACGCACGGGCGCTGGAGTAACTGACCTGAGAATAATCGCGCGAAAGCTGCTCGTAGGACACGCCCAGGCCTGCGGCGATATAGCGCAATATGGCCTGTTCCAGCGCGGAAAAACCACTGTCAGCATTCTGTGCCGTCTGCAATTTCAGCTCATCACCAGGGTGAAGATGGGGAATTTTTACACCGCCGAGTTTTACATTGTTGGCAGCATAAAAACGCGCATAGCTCGCCAGGATACTGACCAGCGGGTTATTTTCGTCCCCGCCTCCGGCCCCCGCGATGTATTCAAATGCCTTATCGGTATCCAGCTCGCTCTCAATCGTCGCGGCGTACATCGCCTTAACAATGGTTGACTGAAGCTGGGTCTCCTGAAGTGTATCGAGCATTTTCAGACGCTGCATCACACTGTAAAACTGATTGGCGCCGCGGGTCTGCCCGTCCTCCACTGGCTCAAAAATGTGAAGCATTGCCGGGCGACCTGACACCAGGTATTTGGGCACCCGCGTCCACTGACCTGAACCTGATAACGGCCAGTCATCTTCGCAGACGTGATACGCCAGCGCCCTGCCATTCCGGTCAACCTCCACACCCGCTCTTAACTGCTTATTCCCCATAGCGTGACCGGGCGTATCAATGCGCTTTGGACTTATCGCTTTAAACCGGGTCCTGAACAGTTGCGTGGTTTCCGCATCCCAGACTGGCTGAAGAAAAATCTCACCATTGAAAGCGTGTACGCCAACCCCTTCACGTATGAACTCCGTAAACGTGCGCTTCCCTTCAATGTCTATTTCACCAAAAATGCCGTCACAATATTCCGTCCACGCCGATTCCACTTCATTGATAAAGCTCCGCGCGGCAGATTCCCGCATGCCCAGGTATTGCCAGTTCGGACGATAACTGATGAGAAACAAGTGCCCTACGATGTGGTCCTTATGTAATGCCACCGCGTTGGCAGCAATACCGTTATTGCGGACCAGATCATCGGCGCGGGCGTTACCCAGCCGCAGGGATGGCAACAGGGCGGCATCCGCGCTTTCAGCGGGAGGCATCCAGTCGGCCAGTTGACCACCAAAACCAGCACCGCCGCCACTGTACCCCAGGCTTTCACGTAGCGGCGTTCCGTTGACATCAATCAGTACCGGCCCCCGTTTCATAACCTCACCCCTGCCGGACCGCGACGCCCTCCCGTTTTCAGGCTGGCTTCCATTTCTGCGATGTACTTTTTCAAATCACTGACGGAGGTTGCGGTAAATTCCACCCGGCGCCCGTCTTTTTGCACCGTCGCCACGCGCTTACCCATCATCAGGTCATGTAGCGCGGCACGAGCTTCGATTAATTCAGCCATTGTTGCCATTATTAAGATCTCCCGAAAGCAGGGCGGCCAGCTCCTCAAGGGTTGGGCCCGTTTTATTCTCGCTTTTTCTGGACGCGGCCAGCGCATCCAGATCCAGTTGCCAGCGCTGAACGGATACTCTGTACGCCGCATAGGCATACACCAGACAATCCAGCGCTTCATTACGCCTTTTCTTTGCGTCCCACTGCAGCTTTATCTTTCCGTTTACCACCTTTTCCACCAGCTCTTCAGCCACCAGTTGTTTTGCTTCCACTTCCGAAAAAATCTCCGGATTATCAGGAAAACGAAAGGTGTAAGGCGAGGCTGAGTCAGGCGGGGTGGAAGGCTCTTTAAGTCTGGCGTAAATCATCTCTTTGGCGGTGTCAGTTCCGATTTCACATAAAAAAACACCGCGCTGATTCCTGCTTTTTGGCATGGTAATAACAGGTTTTCCGTATACCGACGCCCCTTTTATAGGTAGCACCCTGAATATGCCGTGCTTTTTTGAGCGTTTATAAACTATTTCGGCATCAATACCCCCGGTATCCCAGCAGACGCGGGCAATCGACATTTCAGTACCGTCCGCATGGAGATATTTTTTATTTATCGCCTCATCAACGCGCGTCAGGGTCTCTTCGTGATCCGGTCGCCCCATAATGATTTTTTTATCAATCAGAAATGCTTCTTCTCCCGGTGCCCAGCCCCAGACATACATTTCAAAGCGGTTGGCCTGGGAATCAATGCCTGCTGTCAGGTAAACCACCCGCTCAGGCACCACCGCGCCATAACGAATGACCTTCTCAAGTAGGATCTCATAACCGATTTTTTCGGCTACCGCCTCTTCGTACGTCTCCCCCAGGGTGGTATTAATGAAAGTCTTGACGCCATTTGGATCTTTCAGCGCATCAAGCCAGTCATAAACAATCTGTACCCAGGTGGTAAACGGGCTGTAGGCCGTCCAGATGTGAAATGAAATTGAACGTGGCGGCGGTATTTCATCACCAGCAGCACTGTAAAAAGTCAGGCCGTCGCGGGTCCATATCCCTGTATTGTCACAAATCCAGCGCCCTTCTTTCTGGTCAAGTTCTGACTGGCGAATTACGCATCCATTATGTTCACAAAGGTAATACACCGTTTCCGGTTTACCCTTTTCCCATTTCAGGCCAAACGCGGTACTGTCATCACCAAATTTCAGGTACTGCTCTTCGCCGCAGTGCGGGCAGGGTACGTGGAACCGCATAAAGTGCGCCGACTCATTCGCCGCCTTGTCAATCTGGCAGGTTCCTTTGGCTTTAGGCGTGGAACCACGAATGGATTTAGGCCATACCGATCCCTCAATACGCTTGTCACCCAGCAGGGTTGGCGAACCTTCTTTTTCCACATCCGGCTCAAAAGATGACAACTCGTCATAGCAGGACACATCCACCGATTTTTCACGGTAGTTTTTGGCTGCTGCACCGCCGAGACACCAGAACCCGACACCGGAAGAGAAGCGTTTCAGGGTTAGTGTGTTATTGCGATGTTTACGACCGAACCAGGGGGCCAGTTCCAGAAGCACCGGAACATCACGGATGGTAGGTTCCACGTGCGACTTCATGAAGTCTTCTGCCGCTGAGTCCGTTGGCTGAAAAAGCAGGCTGTTACGTGATTTATGCTCAATAAAATAGGCTTCCACACCCAGCAACATTTTGGTATAGCCCACGCGGGCTGATTTAATCAGGTTAACGACGCGTATTCTGTCATTACCCATCGCATTCATTATTGCTACCTGAAACGGCAATGTTTCCCATTTTCCTGGTGTGTAGGAGGACTCTTTTGGCAGATAGTAATACTCATCGGCCCACTGCACGGCTGTAAGTGGAACAGGAATATGCAATGCGATCAGACCATTTGTTATAGCCCTGTTAGCATTATTCGCCTGACGTTCTCCTGAAGTCATCAACCCACTTCTCCACATCTGCTATCGTGGCCGCTTTGTCCGATGCTTTTGCAATTTCCGTTTTTATTGCATCAATGTGTTCAGTGGTTAAATCCGGGTACTTGCGTTGCAATGTAAGAGGCAGCCTCGACAATATCCCTACTATTTCCTGAGCAATTCTTTGCAAAATATAAGTAAACAGCTCAATATCCATAACCTCTGATTTACGTTCTGCATTTTTCAGTTCCTGCGCATCAGCCTGCGCCCTGGTCAGCCGGTAACGCTCATAGTCAATGGTTCCCGGTACAAGATCGGATTCAGCGGCAGCCCGTAAATCATCAACTTCCTTACGCAGTTTTTCATTTTCTATGGACGCATCCCGCTCGGCGTACCACTCAATCACCGCTGCAGAATCAAAAACAGCTTCCACACCCTTCCCGCCTCCGGACGCCAGTGGCATTCCCTGACTTTGCCAGCGTTCAATAGTGCGGGGATCAACATTAAAAAACTCTGCCAACCTCTTTTTGTTAACTTTCATAAAAAATTACACCTCAAAAATAAGGTACGACACGAAAACCCATAAAAATGGCAAAATCACAGCCTGACGTGTCGTTTCTTTTTTTAAACAAAACCAAATAAAACATAACGTTAACAAAAAGAAGCACCGACACGTTTTTCCTCTGAAAATTTTCATAAGGAGTGAAATCTCGCGAGCGCGTCGCCCCGTAACGGCCTGATTTGCCGGAAAGGACCCGCGCAAATGACATTCATTATCACTACCTTCGCCGTGCTGACTCTTCCACCACGGTTTCGCCGCATGGTTCTGGTGAATGTGGCAGGACAGTAACAGGACGGCGCACTGAGGTATTACTCGCGTTTAACTGATGGATCAGGCCGGATGCTGTGTGGATAATCCTGCGGCCTCATAACAACTCCGATAGCCCCGATACCATTCGCCCGTGAGGGACGCTGTGCCTGTGCGGGCTTTTTTTTACCCTCACAATACCTATTCACACTGCGTGCGAACGTACTCCTGCAAATACTTCAGTTTTTCCTGGTCGCTGATGATTCCGGCGCGGATATTGAGAACGTTTTGTCCAGCACCTGGAGAGAGTTCGACGGTGGCAGCATTGCCCACGCGGCTGGTGCTGGCGGTTTCGGTCCGGGTGGGCACTGAACATCGCCCTTCGACGCGCACCCGGCCACCAGCAGCAAGGCGGCGCTGCAAATCAGTATTCCTGGTCTGTGCATCAGCTAATTCCTTCGTGTATTTTTCATCGAGGGCGGCAACGTCACGCTGGCGCTTAGTCATGTCGGTAATTGTCGCGTTCGCCAGCGTCAGCCTATGAGTAACGGTGTCGCGCTGCTCTTTGTAGGCGATGGCATTATTTCGGTAGTGATTTGCCAGCAGACCGGCAACAATTAGCGAGACGAGCAACAGGCCAACAAACATCGTTTTCCAGTTGAACATCATGACAGGAACAGAGCACGCTCCGCCTCACGCCGACGGGTAAGCCCGTTCAGGGCTTTCCCACCAGCCTTATTCCAGCGCAGGAACTCATCAGCGGCACCAGCGTAATCACCAGCGTTTAGCTTCCGCAGCAGAGTTGATGTGGATAATGTCCGGGCGCCGAGGTTGTACGCGAACGACACCAGCGCATCAAACTGGCCTTGCGTCAACTTGACCTTAACCAGTCTGGACACATCATTTTCATAACCGACTAAACCAGTTTTAAGCAAGCGCTCGGCAGTAGCCTCGTCAATCATCATTCCGGGCTTAACTGGCTTACCGTCAACAGAGTGGGTCCAGCCATAACCAATCGTCCAGGGATCTCCCCCCGTTCCCGGGTCCGGATAAGCTGTCAGGCTACAACCTTCAAACTCTTTGATTAGGGTAATGCCTTTTTCACTGATTCTCATCATTAACCCCTGCACGTTTTTTGAGTGCGCTAATTGCGATTTCGCGCAGCTTGTCCACACCGACAAAGCCAATAATTCCGCCAACGAAAGGCGAAATGGAAACCGGCAGGCCTACCACATCAAGCGCACTGGTGACACATAAGGAAAGAGCGCCACACAGGACGCCCTCAAGCCATTTATTTTTACGGGTGGCGCCGTCGTATATCAGTCGGCCGTAGGCAATGAGTCCGGCCATTAACGCCCCAAGTATCTGGGGCCACGCATTTTTGAGTCCGGTCAAAACCGCAGCCCAGAATTCAGGAGTCTTGTCATTCATTTTCATAAGCCTCACCTCCGATGATTTCGGATGGTAACTAGAGTGAGTGAAATGGTTGGGTTGCAGGGTTTAATATCTTGTAAAACAGGATTGCCTGTGGTTGCAGAATCTGAAAGTAAAATCACGCAGAGTACAATTTTAATGGAGGTGAGGCACAAATACTGCAAATTTAGCTTTTAGCTTAATTGATTGCGTGCTGAGTGAATTCTGTTTGACAAAAACATGCTATTTATAGAATGTTAATTCCATGTAATAAAAAGGATGTGTAACTCATCATGCCAACGGGAATTAAACCAATATTTATCAATAATATGATGTCAACATATGGATTATCCCATTCTCATGACAGCAAGGTATTTCCAGACCTTCCAGAACACCAAGATAATCCTTCGCAATTACGCCTCCAACATGATGGTCTTGCTACCGATGATAAAGCCAGGCTGGAACCAATGTGTCTTGCTGAATACCTTATCTCTGGACCAGGAGGAATGGATCCTGATATCGAAATTGATGATGATACCTATGATGAATGCCGTGAGGTGCTATCACGCATACTTGAAGATGCATACACTCAAAGCGGGACATTCCGCAGACTGATGAATTATGCCTACGACCAGGAATTGCATGATGTAGAACAACGCTGGTTGCTGGGAGCCGGAGAAAACTTTGGTACTACCGTAACTGATGAGGACCTGGAGAGTTCAGAAGGCAGAAAAGTGATTGCCCTCAACCTGGATGATACAGACGATGATTCAATACCAGAGTACTATGAAAGTAATGATGGCCCACAACAATTTGATACAACACGCTCATTTATTCATGAAGTTGTACACGCGTTGACTCACCTTCAGGACAAAGAAGACAGTAATCCAAGAGGCCCGGTAGTCGAGTATACCAATATCATTTTAAAAGAGATGGGTCACACATCACCACCAAGAATCGCCTACGAATTTAGTAATTGACACTCATCAAAAAATGCAAAATCCCACGATGCTACAACACAGTAACCAGTTCAGGTCTGAGCTAATACAGGTCAGCAGTCCATAGACACTGGCTCCTGTCAGGATGCCACCTGCTAACCCAGTACCAGAAATCGATTCGGACATTCATCCCCCTCTGGTTGTGTGGGGCCTCTCAGTTATGAGGGGAAATAATAAATATCCTCCGGCATAGCCGGAGGATATTTATTCATAAAGAACACAATTAAGAATAATACCGATTTAATTAAAATAACTTGATCTCACAGTTGAAGAATGAATAATAGCGAGCCCTGCCAAGGCAGGGCATAGAAATAACCAACGAGAAGAAATAGGTAGGAACTAATGAAAAACACCGCTCTGGGTAAGTTCATTTTTATCGTCGGCACCGCGTTACTGCTCGGTGGCTGTAGTGGCATGGTCATGCCTCCCTATGCCACCCACGGTACATCGGTCGGAATCATTGCGCCGGCGGGAGGCTATAGCGAGTGGCACACGGATAGCCGCAACCACACCACAGGAGACAGTCACAGCCAGTCACAGGGAAACTGCACCCAAAGTGAAGATAGCCAGCTCAACGAAAATGGTCTCACACGGACACACCAAAGCAACTGTAACACCCGTAGTCAAACCCACAGCAGTAGCACCAGCAAAACCCGCTCCAGCAGCGTCGGTTTCAGCGTCGGGGGGCCTGTTGGTGCTAGCATAGGGTTGATTAAGCAGATGGAGTCGATGAACCGTGCGCCAGCCAACGATATGAGTAGTAATGAGATGTTCAAGAATTTCGGTTTCTAGCACATAACGCCACCTGGTACCGTTGTGGTGTCTGGCCCGGCGGCTATCTGTAACGACTCACAATCGAAAAAAGTCAGACTCGCAATCAGCGCAAATTTTGGCTCACAATAACTGCAACTGAAATCGGACGTGGACTCACGCTAAGTGAGAGCGAAATCCGACGCTCAGAGCCAAATGAGAAGTTTTTTCCATTGGCAGTAATTGTGAGCCAGCAAAAATAGATTGTGAGTCCATTGAATGGGGATCGTTGTGCATTTTCATAAGCCTCACCTCCGATAGCTCGGATGGCGCAGTGTGTGATGAAAGGGGCAGGCTTCACGGGCTGGATTTATCAACCAAGCACGTAGCGGATGATGCCCGGTGCCTGAAAAAGAAAAAGGCCGCCGAAGCGACCTAATGAAATTGGTAATGTGGATACTGCCAAGTTAAATCCGTTAAAGCCTATTAAGAGATTCAGCCTGTACTTCTTGAAGTACCGCTGCCGGCGAATCAGCCTGCACGATTCCCGAGAAGACACAATCTGGATCATTAATCATGTGCCTGGACTTCGCTCTCTTTGCCTCATTCCGGTCCGAAAACTCCTCGGAAACATTTAAATGCTTACCCGACGACATCCCTTTCGGCTTGTATTGAAAAACGTAATAGAACCCCATATCGCCCCCCCTGTGATTTGACACCAAGGGAATATACCACCAAAAAAACAAAAACCCCGCCGAGGCGAGGTTCTTAATTCTTGTAACGTCACAGGCATAATAACCCATCGTTGGAATCAGATTAGCCATTTTCCGTTAATTTTGCAATAGCTAAATTATTTTGGTCATCGAGTCACGTTTCCCAGAACCTTTTCTGCATACGATTCCTCAATATGGCAATGCTCCACCAGCCGATCGAAAAACAGTTTATAGTTGTACCGCCATACCATTTCCGTTACTCCTAGTGCTTTAAAAATCTCGGTATCTTTGAGACGTGGGTAGCCTCTTCCCTTGCATCTTGGGCATTTTTTATAAACCGGCACGCCCTGCAACTCAGATTTTTTCTTATCGAGAATTTCTCCGCGTCCCCGGCAACGACATTCATTTTTCACATGGCCTTTGCCATCACACGCCTTACACACTACGCGCACCTGCTCACGAACTGATTTCCACACCTCCCAGTCGGACGGAGAAATACCTTTCGTATCTTTTACCCATTTTGGTGGCTTACCATCCGGGTAAGTAACCTTGTTCGTGAAAACCTCAGCATCAATTAATTTAGCACCATGACAGCTACTGTACGTCACCAAGCTGGCCGCACTGAGGGAATAATCGCGAAATACATAACGCGCCATAGTGTCGAGAAATTTTGAGCGCTTACCCTTTTCCATTTTCCGTAATGCCCCATGCCGTTCTGCACGCTGCTCTGCTAATTGCCTGATGTAGGCGATGATATTTTCAGAAGATAAAACCCCGGCTTTTGCCAGATACAATTCAATACCCACTGCGGCTTTTGCAGTAAGTAGCCCGAGAGATGCCATTACGTCAGTAATAGTCAGCGTATCAGACGTTATTCCGCATGGTACTGCGCCGGGCATCATGGATTTAGGTGAAAAATATTTCGGTAAGGACTCAAGATTCATTTCGATGCTCCCGTTTTGCTTCAATGCGGACGTAATTACGAAGAATGCGGTATGCCACAGGAAAAGATCCCCGGTATCGATAAATTCGGAGACGCAACCAGCGCATGCGGAGTATCTCGATCAGTTCTGGTTTCATGCTGCATGTTCCTGCCGACGTGCGCGGCGCTTCTCCAGCGCCCGGGCTTTGCGGGTGAATATGGATTTGATGCGTTTCAGGTACGGGATATCGAAACGACGTGGCGCATTGTCAGATTCAAGACGCTCCACCCTTTCCAAGCCTATACGCCTGATGAGGCGTATTCGGTATTCGACCGCATTACCGCTTAACTGCCGGTTGCAGCGCGTGCAGGCCGAATGAACGTTGAATACGTTGAATTTGAGATGTGAGGCGGCACCGCGCGAGCGGTAATGGCTTGCATCGATGGCGCTTCCGGTCAGGAAATTGCTTTTACCAACCAGCGGCGCATCGCAGCTAATGCAGGGTTTACCTTCATCCCGTATCCTGATGTAACGGTTAAAGGCGGCCTGCGCCTCTTTATCCCACTGAGCTTTAGTTTTGAACGACTCACGCTTAGCCTGGCGGCGCTGGCGTTCGGCTTTATCCGCCTGGTGTTTCTCCCTGATACGCCTGGCTGCGGCTTTAATCTTTTCTTTGGCACGCAGTTCCAGGGCATAGATAGCGCCATGTTCAGGACAGCACCAGACAACGTTGCTGTAAGCAGGATGAAACCATTCCCGGCAAACTTTGCACTTACGGCGCGGTAATTTAGCCATGTTCACCCTCAGACCTTTTGGCGTAAGGATTTTGGCGTCCGCACCCGGTGTGCATATTCAGGTAATTTCGCGCTGACAGTCCAGGTAATGAAGTCAGGGTTCAGGCTCTTTTCTGTCCTTACGCCCCGCTTCTGATAATCCGATACCAGCGTGTCGGCCTGCTCGGTTGTGCAGTCGTGATGATGGAACCAGGAGTATTTCATCGCCATCACCCCGCAAAGCTCATGAGCTGGGCGGCGGCGTTCTCGGCCTCGCGCTGAGTACGAAATGTACGTGATAAAATCCACCGCCAGAGCACATCAAGCGCGGATTTATACAACTGCTGAAATTCGACCTCATCCATGCTGGAAAAAGCGATGCTGCGGGGATGTTTGCGAAGGGTGCCGTCCGGTAGCTGGATGGCGTCATAGTGACCAGCCTCAACCGTCACCCATGCGCGGTAGGCATCGAATGATTTACACAGGCTAATCCCGTTTGTTACCCGGCGGTTTGCAATCTGTTCCAGATACTGTTCAGCCGCATCCAGTAATGCGCCCTCATTCCCGCCATATGCAGCGAGAAACTTTGCATAACCGTTTACCAGTTTGCGTTCATTGGCAGAAATGGCGCCGCCGGTGGGTTCCCAGTATTCAAACCCAAGATTAAGCAACGCGAAAAAGCGGCGATGGAATGCAGGATTCCTCACCTGACGGAACTCAGCCACCAGCACGGCGCCGAGTTTGATTTTTGATTGCAGAATATCACTGGTCTCCGGCGTTGCGGGGATCAGAATTCCAGATGACTGCTTGATGAGTTGTAATTCGTGCGCCATGGTGTTCTCCGTGGCGCAGCAGGTGCAGGTTGTTCAGGCCTACATTTGAAGTGTATCAAAGCAACGGGTAATTCGATAGCCTGCCTTTTCTAACATTTGCGTAAATAATGTTGGAGTTCCAACTATGTCATCAGGATGAAGGGGAACAAAAGATATCTCGTCACCACGACGATACATCAGAGCGCGTCCGCTATCCGGAATACTACCGAACCTTGCCACTACACAATGATCGTAACAACGTATAACCGCATACCCTGATTCTGGTAAGTCTTCTAACATGTAACCCCCCGTCACACTGACTTTATTTCTGGAAACGTCTGCGACTCCACGATGCTTAATATGCATAAAACCAGTCGTCAGCGCTTTCCCACGTTTCCTGCAGAATGCTCTGTATACGTTTTTTATCGCCATCAGCAGCACCGACGATACTCAGACCATCCTGACTGCCTCGACGGATGGTTAAGTTGCAGTTTTCATACTGATTCTGGAGACGGGCAATTAATTCTTTTTCAAGCGCAGGAACGGCACCTTCCGGAAGCTGTTTTGTCCGGCTGATAACAAGTTCAATTCTCATAATTCCCTCTACATTTAACTACTGTATATAAACACAGCATACCTGTTAGAAAGAATATTCAAGAGGTGAATAGCACTTTTTGCAAAAGCTAGCATGTTGTTTCATATCAGATTTTAGGCGAAAAACCCGCCGCAGCGGGTTAAGATAAAAGAAATCCCCGCGAGTGCGAGGATTGTTATGTAATATTGGATTTAATCATCTATATGTTTTGTACAGAGAGGGCAAGTATCGTTTCCCCCGTACTCGTGATAATAATTTTGTACGGCATCAGTCATTTCTCGCGCATTGCAAAATGGGGATTCGTCTTCGTTAGACTTATAAACCTTCATTGAATATTTGTATGCCGACTCTATATCTACACCTTCATCTACATAAACACCTTCGTGATGCCTACATAGAGACAAGACACCGGATCTGCACAACATTGATAACGCCCAATCTTCTTGATCAGACTCTAACTCATTGATACTCATTTATAAAGTCCTAGCAGTGCATATGGTTTCAGCTAAACGATATCAGTAATGTTTATGTAAAGAAACAGTAAAATGATACCTAGCCTGATGTTAGAGTACGGTCATCATTTGATACTACCAGTGCTGGCGGTGCGATGTAGAACTTCGTTCCCAGCGGCAACCGCTTCATCGCTTTTTATCCCTTAATGATGCGGTAAGTATATTCCCCACCAAGGTCTACAATTCCATCCATAACAAGACCATGCCGCTTCTCTGAAACTTCACCAATAGCCTCCTCTTCGAGCGATGCCAGCGCGATACGAGCAATCTGGCGAATTTCATCGTTAACATTAAACATGCGCGGGTCATTGGCGTATTGCTCAATGCGTTCTTTGGTAATAGTGGTCATGGGTTAGTCCTTCACAAAAATAATCCAGTGGGTTTTATCGTTCTTGCCGGTGCGCTGGCCAATAATTGGTTTCACGTCAGTAAGCGCCAAAATCTGGCTAACCGGAATCTGCGTTTCGTTCCATTTGAAAATGAGAACGCCGTGTGCCCTCAGCACCCGAAACGCCTCTTTGAATCCGGCGCGGAGGTCAGAACGCCATGTTTTTTTGTTGAGTCTCCCGTACTTTTTGCCCATCCAGGCCGTTTGGCCGACACGTTCCAGGTGAGGCGGATCAAACACCACGACCGGAAACGACGCATCAGCGAACGGTAGCGCACGAAAATCAGCAATGAGGTCAGGACTGATGACTAGGCGGCGACCGTCGCACAATATATGCTCCTCGGCGCGGATATCGGCGAATACGGCGCGTTCATCGCGCTTATTAAACCAAAACATGCGCGAGCCGCAGCACATATCCAGAATAGATTGCGATTCCATCACGACTCCTTAACCTTGATGCCAGCGGTGCGTATTTCGTGTATCGCATTATCATTACCAGCACACCAACCCTCGGCATAATCCCGGCTGAATCCGCTCATGTGCATGACTTCTCCAACGCTGAGTTTTGACAGGTTGACCTTCCGCGCCTCCAGTTCTGCCACCCGGCGAGCCTCACGGGTTGCAATTCCCGCGTATTCAATCAGGCGTTGGTCCAGTTCGGCTATGAGGCGTTCTGCTGTATCCAAATCCTCGCCTAACTTCTGCGCCATCCGAAACCAATTGGCGCGCTGTTCCTCTTTGGTTTCCAGCTCATCCAGCAGCGCCAGCATGGTGGCGGGGTTGGCTGCGGCGATAAATTCCGCGTCACGTTTCTCAACAGTATGGGCTAACGTCACTTCTTCACCGCAAAGAGAAAATGGCGTTACCGTGATGCCATTGAACAGTGATGAGGTGCGGCGCCAATTCCCCGGCGTAGCCCTCTCAGCCACTTCACGAAGCGCCCGTTTGTCGATGTTGCTCATTGGGCTCCCCCCTTGTTGATGCTCATTTTGGATGCTCCATAAACCTGCATTACCGGGCTTTTCTCCAGCACCGGCAGCGCTGAAAATCCCGTTACCTGACTACTGCTGTATCGCCTGAGGTCATAATCAATCACCGCACGCTGGTCTCGGAAAATGCCGCAGCGGCCATGACGAATGAAGCCGCCTCGCTCCAGCGCGATACGCAGATATTTCTCCGCCGTGGTTCGGTGCACGCCAAAAATCGCAACGACGTCGTTCGTCGTGATGCGCCCCTGCTCTTTCACCAGACCGATAATCCGCTCAAGAATAATCATCCGTTCGCTGTGTGTTTTAGGTCGGGCCATTTTTAACCCCTTATTTCACAATCCGGAGGTGGCTAACGTTTTTCCGGTAACTTTCCCAGTCAAAATTCACCCACATCCCTCCGTCCATCTGGAGGCGATCGATAACCCTCGCGCCCAGTGAATCCAACAGCCCCTCGTGGTTAAGATTCGTCAGAACGCCAACAGGTCGCATCGATGAGAGACGGCGATCGATAACCTGATTGAGAATGACCTTCTCACCACTGCTCCCGCGCTGAATACCGACTTCATCCAGTACCAGCAGGTCAACTTTGCAAAGGTCATCAAGCAGGGACGCTTCTGATTGCCCACCGTCGTAGCACTCACGAACCCTGAGCATCAGGTCAGGAATGGTTACCACCAGAACGCTATGACCGCCGGCCAGCAGATGATTTCCGATTGCCGCCGCAAGATGGTTTTTCCCGGTTCCCGGACCACCGCTGAACACAAAGCTCGCAAATCCACTACCGAAGTTCTGGGCATAACTTTTTGCCATCGTGTACGCTTTTCGCTGCCCCTCCCCGCTTACTTCGTAGTTAGCAAACGTACAGCTACGATGGAGATCCTGAATGCCAGATCGCCCGAAAATCTTCTCGGTGCGGGATTTCTGATTCATCCTGTCAAGCTCTTCACTGCGTTTACGCCCTTCGGCTTCCTGCCATGCCCGCCACTCATCAGCAGTCGAGAATTTCGGCTGCACACTGGCTGGGATAATTCTTTTCAGGCGATCAAGCGCACTGCCAGTACCGATTACGTTTTTCATCGTTACCCCCTGAATCCGGTAGGAATGGTTTTGTCTGGCGCAGAAATGTGGTTCACATCTCTGCCAGCTCTTCGGTCGTTGAGAGCGAACTTCGGTTTGAATAGTCCCTGGTAGCCGTTGGCAATGCTTGTGTTGATGACGTTTACCGGATCGTGGCCTTCATCCAGGCACTCCTTCAGAAGCCTGAAAGCTTTTGTTACCGTCAGTTCGGTTTTTATGGGCTTTCCGGATTGCTGGCGGTATGTGACCCATTCGTTCCACGACGCAGCATTCAGCCATTCGGGAACAGGAATACTCAACGGATCAAACTTCACTTTTCCCTTAGGGGGATTAAAGGGGGTTAGATCTTTTATATTTGTCTTTGGAATAATGTCTTTGGTGTTCCCTGTTTTCGGGGATGCCCTTCCCTCTTTTCGGGGATAACTATCCCCGTTTTCAGGGATGGCTGAATGGGGTAAAACGCTATCCCTGTTTTCAGGGATAACTATCCCCGTTTTCGGGGATGCCCTTCCCCCTTTTCGGGGATAACTATCCCTGGTTTCGGGTACAGAAATAATCCATGTGGCAATTTCATCATCAGGAAAAGACACCGGACATTTTGAGCAATGTGGCTTGGAATAAGCCCATTTATCCAGGTTTGTATTAATCCCTATGTATCTTGTTTGACCAATACGGCGCAGGATAATGATGTTACGATAGGCAAGACTCAGCACCGCTTCGGATACATGCTTTACCTTCAGTGTTGTCTTATCTGCAATGAGGCTGTTGGCAATACGATCTGATTTTTTCGACCAGCCATAAGTCAGCCGGATAATCGCATTCAAAACACGGAACTCACGCCCCGATAGTTCAACGATACACAAGGCGTCCTGGATCTGATTAGCTAAACGTAAATAGCCATTTTCCAGATCAGCCATACGGCACTCCTGTTGCGTCGGTATCGGCGCAGGGAATTTGTATATTTCAGCGGTATTTGACATACTCATCTCCGCAATTACCTACCGTTTTTGCACCAGAAAGCCGTTGGTGACCCCTCACCGCGGCTTTCGCCTTTTTGGTTGCTGTCATTTTCAGTCCCACCCCAGCGCATCCGGCCTGGCTCGTTCAGCCTTTAGCCCGGCATCAGCGAGAATCTCTACTGCTGTGAGATAGTTTCTGGATACCAGTACCGCCTCCGGTGGCGCGGCCTGAATCCCAAGAAAAGCCAGCTCTTTCGCCATGTTGCAGAAATATCCCTCAGCTTTACGCCTGCTGACTGTCGACTCGCTGATGCCCATATGCTCGGCGTATGATTTCTGCCCTACTGATGCAAGCCGGTTGAGCAGAACACTCTCTATCTCAATCGGGTTGATTTCTGGTGGGTCTAACTTTCGTGCAATTGCGTTCTCCATGGGTAAATATCCTCTATGGTTATTTGGCTGATGCCTCTTGGCTTGGTAAGCCATCGGTTGGGTTTGGGTAGAGATCAGGACGCAGTTCGTGTGGGGTGACTTTCCAGTCAATAGCTCTTGCCACTCGAACTACAAGTTCGCCGGGAACTTTGTTTTTAAACCAGCCGTTAACGGTCTGAGCACGGCGACCAAGTCGGCGTCCCAACTCAGCCTGGCTACACACGGAAAGGATCTTGCGTTGAACAGTTACTTTCATTGGTCGGTCTCATTGAGTGAAGATACAACCAATTATTCAAATTTAATCGATACTGTCAAATTATTTCGATAGTCATACCTACAGAAAAAATCTGTATAATGAAACCATGTAATTGTGCGAGAACGAAAAATGAACTTTGGAGAGCGTTTACAAAGAGTGCTTAATGAGACTGGGATCACCCAATCTGAGTTAGGTCGTAGAGTCGGCGCTACCTCTCAATCAGTTAATGGTTGGTGTCAGTCCGGCATTCTTCCCCGAAAAGATATCTTAGAGTTGTTACCTAAGGCCACGGGTAAGCCGTTGTATTGGTTCTTCATGGAGGATGATGAGGAATCGGATGTGCCTGAACGTCTAACACAAGGTGGTCCAACAGATCTCAATGACCGACAAAAGCGGCTCTTAGAAATATTTGATCAGCTACCGACTGTTGAACAAGACCGTTTTATTGAGCTGGCAGGCGCCAGACTTCAAGAACTAGACGATTTCATGGCTGAATACCAAAGACGCAGAAAAATCGAGCCTCCTTCTCGCTAAACCAGCTTTAAAACTACTAACCGCCTTAACTGGCGGTTTTTTTATGTCATTAATTCACCCACATCTCGCTTTCTTAATCTTCCCTGTAAAATTAATCATCAAATTTAATTGACATATATCGATTGAATCGATAATACTTAACCTATCAAACGCAGCAACGAGTCATCAAGGCAGGACGCCCACGAAGTAGCCGCCCGGGGCATACGAAGACCGGAATGAGATGGCAAGGTTAACGCGCAGCAGGTGATAAACGTTCCGCTGGCCGGCGATAAGGCAAACGAGGGTGAGAATGATTGATTTCGCACGTAAACCAGCTCGACAGCAGGCCGTCCCGCTCAACCGGATTGAGGTTTTAATCCGCCGCCTCTGCTACCTGCTGGCGCAGAAAGGAGATCCGGATGCTTAAACAATGCGGTTACTGCCGCAAATCCATTGATGAAGGCAAAGAAGTAAAAAACACCCTTCTCTATCTCAACGGCTCGCAACTGGCGCGCAAAGAAAAGGAATATTGTTCCAGGCAGTGCGCTGAATACGACCAGATGGCGCACGAAAGTTAAATAGTAGTTCCGAAATATGAAATGAAAAATTCGCCATTAATTTGGCGTGGCTTCCTACACCCTGAATTTAAGACTGGAGAAATTATGGAAATCGTAAAAATAGAAATGAACCTGAAAGCAGTTAATAAGAGCATTGCTTTATTCAATTGCGAAAAGAAAGTCTCAGGCGTTATTCACTCAAATTCAACTGGCGAAACCACTGTGATTCTCGACGGTGGATATGTACTCGGAAAGTTCGACTGTCCTCATTGTGCTGTAAAAGCCATTTCGCTGCTCACAGTCAAGGTAAGTGATGGAGAACAAGCAGGGTTTGGTAATTACCGAAGTTACAAGCTTGATTACTCAGAAAAATTTTATCAGACCATCCATTAAGAAAACGCCCACCGAAGCGGGCGTGCCCTGTCCGGTCCAACCGACCAAAGCGAACCGGACCTAACAACCAGATATATCGGGGTGCTGTTAAGGCACCTCCATTCTACACGAATTGAGGACAAAACAATGAGTGGAACTAATCCTGTATTTTTAGTCCGCAAAGCAAAGAAATCATCAGGCCAGAAAGACGCTGTACTCTGGTGCAGTGATGATTTTGAAGCGGCAAATGCAACACTGGATTATCTTCTGATTAAATCCGGTGCGAAGCTGAAAGATTATTTCAAAGCTGTCGCTACTAATTTCCCTGTCGTTAACGAGCTGCCGCCGGAAGGCGAACTGAGCCTCACTTTCTGCGATTACTATCAACTCGCTAAAGACAATATGACCTGGACGCAAATCCCCGGCGTCACCCTGCCATCATCTGAAGCCGCCGCCGCGGCGCGCCAGCATATCGTCGATGGTGTTGATACCGAAACAGGCGAAGTGCTGGAAGACCACACCGAAAATTTTGGTAACGAAAGCAACAGCCCTGCCCAGGCAACAGCCCCAGCCCCCGAGCTGACTGTTGTCGCAACTATGCCTCTCCGTCACCGCGTTCTTGCTCAGTACATAGGTGAAGGTGAGTATCTTTATCACGTCGACGCCTCCCAGAAAAAAGAAATTCTGCGTCTCGAAATGGACACCGATAATTCATATGTCCAGAACCTGCTGCTTGCCGCCGAGAATGTTGAAGCGTTCAAGAAAGCCATTGAACATGACATTCACAAAATAGTGAATGCCGTTAAAAAAATATTCCCTGTCGATGGAAAAACTCCTGAACTGGCGACTGTTATCCAGTTCCTTAAAACATGGTTCGAGACGGAGCATATCGATCGCGGTTTGCTCGTTAAGGAGTGGGCGAAAGGCAACCGTGTATCGGCTATTCAACGCACTGAAAGCGGCGCCAACGCTGGCGGTGGCAATAAGACTGACCGTAACCCTGATTACGAACATACTCTCGATACTCTGGACGTAGAGATTGCAATGGCCACTTTGCCTATGGACTTTAATATCTATGAGCTACCTGGCAGCGTTTACCGTCGCGCAAAAGAAATCGTAAAGAAAAAGGAAAGTCCGTTCAAAGAATGGTCCGCAGCACTTCGCGCAACGCCCGGTATCCTGGATTATTCCCGCGCCGCTATTTTCGCGCTGATCCGAAGCGCGCACCCTGAGTTTTATCACTACCCCGGACGCCTTCAGGGGTATATCAACGCCAACTTAACGGAGACTGATCACGAGAACCCCACCGAGGAAGCTCTCACGGCTGCCCGACACACTCCGGAAAAAGACGCGGTAGAAGAAGCCAACCGACAGCTTGCCGCCGCGCGCGGTGAATATGTGGAAGGCATCAGCGACCCGAACGACCCAAAATGGGTGAAGACCGGGACAAGCCAGCCGACCACCGAACCTGAACTGGTTAAAAATGTTGGCAACGGTATTTTCGACGTGTCCGCTTTAATGCAGAACTCATCAACTCATGGCACAGAAACGAATCCGGAGACCACCAGCAATGTGCAGGTTCAAAAAGCTGACAGTGATGAAAAACAGGCTGGTGATGCGGTGCAGGCAGGCGAAGGCGATCTGGGTACTGGTAAAGAAGCAGTTACCGTAGAGAACCAGAATCAGGCTGAGACGCACCAGAACAACGATTCTGTGAGCCAATCTGAACCTGAGGCGCAACAAAACGTACCGGAATCGCAACAAGAAGAGCCAGAAGCAGCCTGGCCGGAATACTTCGAGCCGGGCCGCTATGAAGGTGTACCAAACGAGGTTTACCACGCCGCCAACGGGATCAGCTCAACTCAGGTGAAAGATGCTCGCGTGTCGCTGATGTACTTTAACGCGCGTCACGTAGAGAAGACTATCGTCAAAGAGCGCTCTCCAGTGCTTGATATGGGCAACCTGGTACATGTTCTGGCTCTACAGCCGGAAAACCTCGAAGCGGAGTTCAGCGTAGAGCCGGAGATCCCTGAGGGTGCTTTCACCACCACCGCCACCCTGCGCGAGTTCATCGACGCGCACAACGCCAGCCTGCCAGCGCTGCTGAGTGCTGACGATATCAAAGCGCTGCTGGAAGAGTACAACGCCACCCTGCCGTCGCAGATGCCGCTTGGAGCTTCGGTAGATGAAACCTATGCATCGTATGAGCAGCTTCCCGAAGAATTCCAGCGCATTGAAAACGGCACCAAACATACAGCCACGGCGATGAAAGCCTGCATCAAAGAGTACAACGTCACCCTGCCCGCGCCGGTTAAAACCAGCGGCAGCCGTGACGCGCTGCTGGAGCAACTGGCAATAATCAACCCTGACCTGGTCGCTCAGGAAGCGCAAAAATCGTCGCCGTTGAAAGTCTCTGGCACGAAGGCCGATCTGATTCAGGCCGTGAAATCAGTCAACCCGGCAGTGGTATTCGCCGACGAATTGCTGGATGCGTGGCGGGAGAACACCGAAGGGAAAGTGCTGGTCACCCGCCAACAGCTCAGCACCGCGCTGAACATTCAGAAAGCCCTGCTGGAGCACCCGACCGCCGGCAAATTGCTGACTCACCCAAGCCGCGCTGTCGAGGTTAGCTATTTTGGGATTGATGAGGAAACCGGGTTGGAAGTTCGGGTACGCCCTGACCTTGAGCTCGATATGGGCGGCCTGCGCATTGGCGCCGACCTGAAAACTATCAGCATGTGGAACATCAAGCAGGAAGGCCTGCGTGCGAAGTTGCACCGGGAAATCATCGATCGGGACTATCACCTGAGCGCGGCCATGTACTGCGAAACTGCGGCGCTGGACCAGTTTTTCTGGATTTTCGTCAACAAAGACGAGAACTACCACTGGGTCGCCATCATTGAGGCGTCTACCGAGTTGCTGGAACTTGGCATGCTGGAATACCGCAAAACAATGCGAGAGATAGCAAACGGCTTCGACACTGGTGAATGGTCAGCGCCTATCACAGAAGACTACACCGACGAACTGAACGATTTTGATGTGCGCCGCCTTGAAGCGTTGCGCGTACAGGCATAAGGGGAAAATCATGGAAAACACAAATATTGTTACCACTGAGCAGCAGGCACCAAACACCATTTCTGCCAGTAACGCAATTTTTAACGTTCAGGCACTGGGTCAGTTAACAGCTTTCGCTAACCTGATGGCAGACTCACAGGTGACGGTACCGGCACACCTTGCAGGGAAACCAGCCGACTGTATGGCTATCGTCATGCAGGCTATGCAATGGGGCATGAACCCTTACGCTGTGGCTCAGAAAACACACCTGGTTAACGGTGTTCTTGGTTACGAGGCACAACTGGTCAACGCAGTAATCGCAAGCTCCAGTGCCATTCATGGCCGTTTTCATTACCGCTATGGGGGTGACTGGGAGCGCTGCACCAGGACACAGGAAATCACACGCGATAAAAACGGTAAAAATGGGAAGTACACCGTCACTGAGCGCGTTCGTGGCTGGACAGATGAGGACGAGATCGGCCTGTTCGTTCAGGTTGGTGCCATTCTGCGAGGTGAATCTGAAATCACCTGGGGAGAACCTCTTTACCTCTCCGGCGTTGTTACCCGCAATTCTCCGCTATGGGTTTCAAACCCTAAACAGCAAATTGCCTATCTGGGCGTTAAATATTGGGCTCGCCTGTACTGCCCGGAAGTGATCCTCGGCGTGTACAGCCCTGATGAGGTTGAGCAACGAGAAGAACGCGAGATTAACCCTGCTCCAGTCCAGCGCATGAGCGTACAGGAAATCACCAGCGAGGTTAGCACCAGGACCAGCGCGCAGGAGTCGGCAGCTAACGTTGATGCTGTTGCCGACGATCTTCGCGAACGCATTGATACAGCAAGTTCCGTTGATCAGGCAAAAGCAATCCGTGCGGATATCGAATCACAGAAAGCGTTGCTGGGTACTGCGCTGTTCACCGAATTAAAAAACAAAGCAGTGAAGCGCTATTACCAGGTCGATGCACAGAACAAAGTCGAGGCAGTGATCAACTCAATTCCAAACCCTGGCGAACCGGAAGCCGCAGAGATGTTTGCTAAAGCTGAAAGCACGCTTGGCGCTGCTAAACGCCATCTTGGCGACGAACTGCACGATAAGTACCGCGTCACCCTGGACGATATGAAACCGGAATACATCGGCTAATTGCATCGGGAGGGGTTACGCCCTCCCGCCTGAGGAGGTTTTATGCGCCTTATAAATCGCAGTAAGCAATCGCCATTGGGCCGTCGCGCATGTGATGTTGCACTGGCGGCGCATCATGAAAAGTTCGGCGATTACGGCAGACAAAAGCACGTTACCAATTACACCGTTGTAGTGGATGGCGTAAAGGTGCCTGTTGAAGTAGTTAACCGGGCCACCAGCTACGTAGCCACCGCAATGATCGGCGTCCGGAAACTTAGAAATCTGCCAGCACAGGCAAACTGAATATTAGCGATGGCCCGCTGCGGGGCCACTGGAGAAAACGATGAGCAACATTATCCAACTGACGCCAAACAAGTGGGTTAGCGAAAAAGTTCTGATTGCGGTTACCGGGCTTAAGCCCGGAACCATTACCCGCGCCAGAAAAGAATCCTGGATGCTGGGCCGCGAGTACCTGCACATTTCACCAGACGGAAATCCGAAGCCTTCGAGCGAATGCATATACAACAGAGAAGCCGTTGATCAGTGGATCGAGGCGCAGAAAAAAAATCAACCAGGTGCGAAGACAACATGAAAAGCTGTACACTCGTCAATGCTCCTGGACGTCAGGAGGGATTAATGGCTAATGCATCATACCCGACAGGCGTCGAAAACCACGGCGGTTCGCTCCGCATCTGGTTTCTGTATAAAGGTAAACGTGTCAGGGAAAACCTTGGTATCCCTGACACTGCAAAAAATCGCAAGATAGCTGGCGAACTGCGTTCTTCGGTTTGTTTTGCGATAAGGATGGGGAATTTTAACTATGTGGAAAAATTCCCAAACTCACCGAACCTTGCCCGGTTCGGTCAGGATAGAAAGGAAATTACTGTGCTGGAGCTTACCGAAAGATGGTCCGAGCTGAAGAGAATGGAGATCAGCTCTAATACCATGAGTAGGTACGAATCTATCATAAAAAACATGCTTCCACTCATCGGCGAAAACAAAATGGTTTCTGCGGTGACTACTGAGGATTTGCTGTATGTCAGGAAGGAGTTGCTGACGGGCTTTCAGGTAATGAAGAAGGATCACCGGACTCAGGTTAAAGGCCGGAAATCGTCCACAGTGAATAATTACATGATGCTGATGGCCGAGATCTTCCAGTTTGGAACAGATAACGGCTATGCAAAGGAAAACCCGTTTAGCGGAATTAACCGTCTCAAGAAAGCGAAAGGGGAACCAGATCCACTCACGACAGACGAGTTCATCAGGTTTATCCAGGCATGCGGACACCAGCAGATGAGAAATCTCTGGTCACTGGCAGTCTATACCGGAATGAGGCATGGGGAGTTGTGCGGTCTGGCCTGGGAAGATATCGATCTGCATGCCGGGACGATCATTGTGAAGCGCAACCTTACCCAGACGGATGAGTTCACCCTGCCAAAAACCGACGCAGGTACTGACAGGGTGATATATCTCATTCAACCAGCTATTGATGCCCTGAGGAATCAGGCCCAGTTGACACGCCTTGGCCGGCAGTTTGAGGTTGAAGTGAAGTTGCGGGAATATGGACAATCTGTCATTCAGCCCTGCACGTTCGTATTCAGCCCTCAATGCGTCAAACGTGGACCTCGCACAGGATATCACTACGCGGTTAATTCCATTAATAAAATTTGGGCCCCGATAATCAAGCGTGCCGGCATTCGTTACCGTAACGCGTATCAGTCACGACATACCTATGCATGCTGGTCATTATCAGCTGGTGCTAACCCAAACTTTATAGCAACGCAGATGGGGCATACCGATGCACAGATGGTTTACAAGGTGTATGGAAAGTGGATGTCAGAGAAGAGCGCAGAACAGGTTTCTCTGCTCAACCAGGCACTTTTCCGCTATGCCCCATCACTGCCCCAAAGCATGGTAGCAGCGCAGTAG